CCAAGGGAGCGATACTTGAGAAGTTTGAATTGCTGTCCAAGGCAGTCGATGCAAAGAACCTCGACGGAGAGTCCATCTTCTACAAGGACTACATCAATACCAATTCGCAGTATATCTACCTCACAAGGGCATTTGGATTCAGCGGTGGTGGAAACTGGGAGTCGGTAGCAACCACCGACTTCGGAGACATGATTACGCAAAAGGTAGGTGCAGACGGAATCACCTACACCAACCTGAGATACTACGAATCTGTTCTTGCTCTCGGAGAATCGACTGTAGGTGATGCTACCGCAGCAGAGAAGATAGATGCATATTCCATCTTTGCAGATGACAAGTCGGCAGTTGATATCATCTTTGTTCCCGAGTCATCCGTTGCAAACGATTCGGATAGTGGCAGGACGGATGTCGAACAGGGAATCTATGATGCAGTCATAGAGCCAAGGAAAGATACCATCTTCGTCATTCCAATGCCAAAGCCAACATCTGCCACGCAGCACACGGCTACGACAACCACAAACACCATCAATTTCCGTAACAAAACTCTGTCGGTTCCATCGAATTCGTACACAATGCTTGTAGCGGGTCGCAAGGTGTTCTTCGATGCCTACAACAACCAGACGCGCAAGATGTCCCTTGCATCAGATGTCGCGGGTATCCTCTCCGCACAGGAGATTGCATGGGAGTCTCCAGCAGGATTCCTCCGCGGAAATCTCAGGAATGTCATCAAGTTGGAAACAGCATTCAGCAAGACGGACAGGGATGAACTCTACAAGAATCAGATCAACTTCTTCACCGAGTTCAATGATGGTTCGGGAACTGTCCTCTTCGGAGACAAGACGCTACTCGTCAAGCCAAGTGCATTCGACCGCATCAATGTCCGTCGTGTGTTTATTGCGGCAGAGAAGGCAATCGCGAAGGCAGCGAAGTACTCGCTCTTCGAGTTCAACGACGAGTTCACTCGCTCGCAGTTCAGGAACCTGGTCAATCCGTTCCTTGCAAACCTCGTTGCCCAGCGCGGCATCTCGGATTTCAGGGTCGTGTGCGATTCAACCAACAATACTGCTCAAGTAATCGACAACAATCAGTTCGTAGCGGACATCTTCATCAAGCCGCTGAAGTCCATCAACTTCGTTCAGTTGAACTTCATTGCAACAAGAAGTGATATCAGTCTAACAACCACCGAATAAATAGGGTATAGAGGGAGCATCTAAGATGAATATCAAAAACTTTGCCAATGCAATGCAGGGATCGGGCGTAAAGCCCTCGCTGTTTGAGGTTCAGGGGTCAATCGGCGGATCTCAGAGTACTCTGACGCCATTCCTTGTGAAGTCGGCATCTCTGCCCGGAACCGCATTGGGAACCATTGAGATTCCTTATCGCGGCAGAAGGATCAAGGTTCCTGGAGACCGCACATTCTCGGATTGGTCGATCACGATCATCAACGACAGCAAGTTCACCTTGCGTAACCTGTTCGAAACATGGGTCGATGGAATCCAGGCAATGGAGCGCAATGTCGCCACCAACGAGTTCATCAACTTCGCGCAGCCAGTGTTCTGCGACTGGGTTGTGAATCAACTCGACCGCACGGGCAAGCCCATCAAGGCATACACGCTCGTCGGTTGCTTCCCAACCGACATCGGTGCAATCGACCTGTCGTATGATTCGACCGATCAGATTGAGGAGTTCACGGTCAACATGACATACTCCTACTTCACATCTAATGTCGGCACTCCAGGCGCACAGCCAGTGACCGGTCTAAATAGATTGACCTCTGGCGGTTGATACTTCCTTTCAGGAGAGATGAATGGCATTTGAACTTTTTGGTTATTCCCTTAGCCGCACCGGCAAAATAGCCCCAACGGAAAAACAAGAGGAACTGTCGGCAAACACCTCGTTTGCCCCTCCTCAGTATGACGATGGGGCTTTGCCTGTTACATCAGGTGTCTATTTCAGTTCATACATGGATTTCGATGGTGGCATCAAGGCTACCAGCGACATGATTCGCAAGTATCGCGAGATGTCACTCTACCCCGAGGTGGAGATGGCAATCGCGGATATCTGCGATGAGGCAATCGTCTATGACGAGACAAAGAGACCCGTCGAGATCCATATCGATGAGAAGCGCATCTCTCCAAAGATCAAGGCAAAGATAACCGATGAGTTCGATGAAATCCTTCGTCTGCTGAAGTTTCAGGACAAGGGATACGAGATATTCCGAAAGTGGTACATTGACGGAAGGCTCTATTATCACAAGATCATCGACAAGGAAAACCCGAAGAAGGGTCTTGTGGAACTCCGTCCTGTCGAGGCAACGAACATCCGCAAGGTTCGCAATGTAGTCAAGAAGAAGGATCAAAAGACGGGCGCGGATCTCGTTGCCAAGGTCGATGAGTTCTTCATCTACAACGAGCGCGAGGAAACCGTCACATCGACTGCGGCATATGCACCTGCCACGCCGCTCAAGGGTGTCAGGATTGCCACAGATTCGATCTGCTACATCCACAGCGGTCTGTTCGATGCAGGAAAGAGGAGAGTCCTCTCATACATCCACAAGGCACTGAAGCCAATGAATCAGTTGAAGATGGTCGAGGATGCCCTCGTCATCTACCGCATGGCTCGCGCACCTGAGCGCAGGGTGTTCTATGTGGATGTCGGAAACCTCCCCAAGGCAAAGGCAGAGCAGTACCTCAAGGAGATCATGAATCGCTATCGCAACAAGTTGGTGTATGATGCATCGACGGGCGAGATGCGCGATGAGCGTAGGCACATGACCATGCTTGAGGATTTCTGGATGCCCCGTCGCGAAGGCGGTAAGGGAACGGAAGTCAGCACCCTGCCAGGTGGTCAGAACCTTGGTCAGATGGACGATGTCCTCTACTTCCAGAAGAAACTATACAAGTCGCTGAATGTGCCGATCTCCCGCCTTGAGACCGATCAGAACGGCTTCAACATGGGTCGTCAGGCAGAGATCACCCGCGACGAACTGAAGTTCTTCAGGTTCATTGAGCGTCTCCGCAAGAAGTTCTCGGATCTGTTCGCAGAACTCCTCAAGACCCAGTTGATCCTCAAGGGAGTCATCACCAAGGATGATTGGGAGATTATCAACCCAAACATCCGCTTTGATTTCCGCAAGGATTCCTACTTCACGGAAGCCAAGGAAAACGAGATGCTCAACACCAGAATGACTCTGGTTGCTGCGGCAGATCCGTACTTGGGTAAGTATTTCTCCAAGAACTTCATTCAGAAGAAGATCCTCCGCATGTCGGATGACGAGATCGCGGACATTGCAGCCGAGATCGCTTTGGACAAGGAAACCGATCCAGAAGGTTCGTTGCCCACGCAGATCACCACTCAGGCTACCACGCAGCAGATGACTGGCGACATACAGAACCAACAGCAGATACAGCAGCAACAGGCTCAGATGGAACTACAGGCTCAGATGCCTCAGCCAGAGGAAAAGCCTTCAAAGAAGCCAGCGAAGTCAAAACAATAAATATCATTATCCACGGAGAACACCATGAGTACACCACACGATCTTATCAGGGCAATCGTTGACGAAGACTTCGTCGCTGCCAAGGAAATCACGAACAACCTCGTTTTTGCAGCAGTTTCAGATGAACTTGAAGTTGCCAAGATGGAAGTCGCAGCAAACCTCTTTGATGATTGTGAAACTTGTGGCGACGATGTAAGCGAAGGACAGATGTCTGCAAATCGCTATAGCGGTGGAAAGCCCTTCGATTGGAAAAAGCCACATCCCTCAAATGCACCCAAGAAGGGTCTCAAGGGAAATCAGTCCAAGATCGACGCGAACAATAACGGCAAGATCGATGCACAGGATTTCAAGATTCTCCGCGCAAGCAAGAAGGGCTAAACATGCTGCTGTTCACCGAACATACTGAAGATAACATCCAAACCCTCACCGAGGATGCTGGTGGTGGCAAGAAGAACTACTACATCCGTGGCATCTTCATGCAGTCCGAGCAGGTCAACAAGAACGGTCGCATCTACCCCGCTGCCATCATGGAGCGCGAGGTCGAGAAGTACAACAACGACTACATCAAGACCAACCGTTCTCTCGGAGAAATGGGTCACCCACAGGGACCAAGCCTGAACCTAGACCGCATTTCCCATCTCATCAAGGAGATGAAGATGGATGGAAACACGGTCTATGGCAAGGCAAAGATCCTTGATACCCCATATGGAAACATCGTCAAGAACCTCATCGATGAGGGTGTTCGTCTTGGCGTTTCATCTCGCGGAATGGGTTCACTCAAGCAAGTGAACGGAATCAACGAAGTTCAGGATGATTTCAGCCTTGCAACCGTCGATATCGTTGCCGATCCCTCTGCACCCAATGCCTTCGTAAACGGCATCATGGAAGGCAAGGAATGGGTCTGGAACAACGGAGTCCTTGCCGAGAGGCACATTACCTCCTATAAGAATACCATCAAGAAGGCTTCTTCCAGGGAACTCGAAGAAGCAAAACTAGAGGTCTTTAGGGACTTCATATCCAAACTATAACTTTTATACATATGGGAAGATAAAGGAGATTCTAATGCCACAGCCCGAAGAGTTTTTCGAAGAAGAAGAAATCCTTG